ATAAGTTATTGCACCATACATTCTGGTATCTAAATCCGAAAAATCTTTATTATCATTATGTATAGAAACCACATCCTCTTCATCTTTTGTAAAAAATTTAGAATTTGTAGGATAAACATTATTGACAATGGCTAAAAATGATTTTACTTCGGTCATTACAATTTAGTTTTAATTTCTTCTATTTCTATTTGAATATCCGTCATTTGTTCTTTAGCTTTTTCTTCAACCGCATTTATAGTATCTTCCATATCTGCAAGTAGTTGAGCTTTTTCATTTTCACTTAACCAGCCATCTTCACCAATACCTTTAGCTTCAGCTGCTGCTAATCTTTGTGCAATTGTTGCAAGTTTAATTAAGTGGTCATCGTTCTTAACCGATACTTCAATCAAATCTTTTATGATAGGTGCAATAACTGTTGCTTCACCAACATTTCTAATTAATTTTCTTAAAGATTCAATTAAGTCCGAAATGTTTTTCTTTTTGTTTTGTTGATTTTCGTATATATCTTTAAACAATGATGATAAGTTTTTACCATCAAATAGTTGAAATTCTGTTGCCATTATATTATGTTGTTCTTTATTATATAATTATAAAGTTCCTGACTTATTAGATTATATCCGAATGCATTCGGGTGTTTACCGGGTTCATTCGTATCTTCAAAACAATCGGTTTCGGTTTCTTCTAAAAACTCTCGGATTGTCTTACTACCAAAATTCCAGTATGTATTTTTATTAATTAAATCCAAATAATTGTCAATTGGATTCAATTGTTCTACGTCTACCATTTTGTCAAATGCGTCGGACATAAAATATTTAATGTTGTAAAATTTTAATAATTTTTCTAAAAAAATAATATAGTTTTGATTAACTATATTGTAATAAGTTTGATTAAAAAGGTTTTCTAAAAAAAAGGATTTGTATTCTTGTAGAAATGAATCATATGTAGTGTTATTACTTTTATATGATTCAATAAATTTGTCCGGCCTATTTAGTAAATGTTTTATCGACCAACTTACCCATTGTTGTCTTGGTAAAAATGCAGCATAATCTCTTAAAGATGAACTCCACATTATACTAATAATATCTCCTGATTTAATTCTACCAGTTGTAACATCATCTATTACGGAATTGAATATAACGGAATTAGGATTACCACTCTTACCATTATTAACCCAATTTATATCCAATCTTTCTGCGAGTGATTTTACCCAAGAATGATTATTGCGATATATTATTAAATTTTGGTTTTTTAAGGTTTTTTCTTTTTTAATATTACAACCTTCACCCTCTGTCCAACTATCACCATATGCATGAAGTATCATTACTTATCAATTTTACTTATAATATAGTTACCCATTACCAAATAATTCATATCACAATTCTTCAATGTCCAAATTGCTTTTTCTGGGTCATTAGTCATTGTGTGGTCTTTTAAATTAAAAGATGTATTCAATAGAATGGGTGTTCCTGTTAGTTTTTCGAACTCTTTTAGTAAGTCGTAATAAAGTGGATTACTTTCCCTTTTAAGTGTCTGTATTCTTGCAGAATTGTCAACATGAGTTACCGATGGGATACTTACTCCACTTCTAACTTTGACAACCTGATTCATATATGGAACATCTTCTTCCGATATAAAATATTTTTGATAATCTTCATGTGTTACCGTTGGAGCAAATGGTCTAAACATTTCTCTCTTTTTGACAACCTTGTTGATTCTATCTCTTACATCTGGTAAATGTGGATTAGCTAATATAGAACGATTACCTAATGCTCTTGCACCAAATTCGGTTCTACCAATAAACCAACCAACTATATTACCTTTTTCAATTAGCTTGGCTATTTTTTGTATGTATCTTTCTCTATTTCTAATGATTTCTACTTTTAAATCTTTATCACCCTCAATCACTTCCAACATCTCTTTATCAGAGAACTCAGGACCCAGATATGGATTTTGATTATCGCCACCTTTTACTTTTGGATGACCCAATGTTTGATGATATTGATATAAACATGCACCGATTGCAGAACCACTATCAGATGGCGCGAATGGAATCCAAACATTTTTAATTGATGTAAATGTTTTTATTTTACCATTTGCGGTTCCGTTATATGCACATCCACCACCCAATACTAAATTGTCACAATTCCAAATATTTGTAATTCTATTGATAATAAAATATAAAGCACTTTCATACCAAGCTTGTAAAGATGCAGCCAAATCTTTATGATGTTTTTGTATTAGTTCATCTTTAAATCTTGGAGGAAATCCAATTAAATCAATTAATTTTTCATTGAACATATCGTTTTCGGATGTATCCCATGTAAAGTAAGACATATTCATCTTTACAATATCAATCTCACCACCAATAGTTACAATTTTGTCAAAGATACTATGATATACATGCTTGTCACCATATGGTGCCAATCCCATCACTTTATACTCACCTTCGTTTGGTTTGAAACCTAAATATGCGGTAAATGCTGAATAAATTAAACCCAATGAATGTGGAAATTGTAATGTTTGAATCTTATGAAACCCATTGTCATCACACATTGTAGCATATATGGTATCAAATTCACCTACACCATCAATTGACAATCCAATTGCTTTATCAAATGGAGATGTATAATATGAAAACGCCAAATGAGATAAATGGTGTTTTGTATATGTAATTACCCCATCATATCCAATAGACGACAATAAAGGTTTTAATGCACCTTCTGTCATATTCCACCTTTTGTTAAATTTTCTCCATTTTTTTGGAAATCTAAATCCACCCCATTTACCTATAAATTCTTTAACTCTTTCATATTTTAAATTCGGGTCTTCATACCAACAAACCATATCAACCTCATCAATTGTAATTTTTGCATAATCCAAACACCATTGAATTGCCTTAAACGGAAAAGAACTATCGTGTTTTTCACCGGATAGTTTCTCTTCTTCAATAGCACATATTACTTTACCATCTATTACGATTGCAGCTGCTGAATCGTGGTAAAATCCTGATAAACCTAATTGTATCATAATTTAAATTTTTATATCACCCTCTTTATCAAATTCATTATATAATTCCATTTGTCTTTCTTTCATTTTGTTGACAACTTTGGTAATGTAGTGAGTAGGGTGGCCTGTCATTTCTCTAATAAGTAAATATAATGATTTTTTATTAAAGTTTTCTATATATTCTGCTCTTCTAAATAATTCTAATACCGAATCTGCAATTTGTAAATCTCTCTTCTTTGGAAAATAGTTTTCTAAATGTTTATCCCAATATGCTAGCATTCTTTTATTAAATGTTCTATGTTCATCATTTCTTTCCTCCTCTCTAAAATTATTTTCAGTATCAAATGACTCAGGTAAACCAGACATTATATCTGTATCTTTATATCGTTTGTAGTTTGCATTATTATTTAAGATAAGATAGTTTCTTGCAACAATAGTAAAATAAGAGAATGCTTTACCTTTACCATTTTTATACATATGAATTTTTTCAATCATAAATGCAACAACCTCTGCCATTACATCTTTTGGGTCATCATCAAAATAAGTAAACTTCCATTTATTATAAACTATCTCTGCAAGTTTGTCAAATGCAGATGCAATTCTTTCTCTATACAATTTATCTTTAATATATTGGTCGGTTGTAAGATTATATTCAATGATAGCATCTTCCGTATCCTTTGTAAAATATTGTCTATTAGGGCCTCTTTTTTTTCTAACTGGCATTTTGTTGTTTTTTGAATTTTTCGATAGTTTCTTTAATTTGATAAAATATAGAACCTACTTCATCATCCTTCTCAAACATTTGACGAGTATCAATTTCCCTCAATGCTTCCAGTAATGCTTCATTTCTTTGTAATTCGGATTCAATGAATTTATCATTTTCCTCAATTATATCTTCGTATTTTTCTAATTTAAATAAAAGATTTCTTATTATTGTTCCAAATCCTAAAACTAGGAATAGTATAACTAATATCATTTCCATATTAAACGATTTCATATCCTTGTAAAAAATATTTGTTTGCGTGTTTGTATTTAACCTCTTCCATTTCACCTGTTGGAGATTTCATTACAATCTTATCGTTTCTACCATATGTTGTTTTTTTGACAACCTGTGTGTTATATACTCTATCTCTAATTGTAATTCCATCTAAATGGTCAATTTCATGTTGAACAATAACCGTCATCATTGTTTCTTTTGAAATTTCTTCATTTGCTTTATCACCTTCTGGATTGATTTCAAAAGTTAATTCTCCCAAATTATCCGTATCTATTACAACTTTAGAAGCTCTAATAGTTCTAATTGGTTTTGTAAGTGTCGACGGTATTGATAAACATCCTTCAAAGAATAAAAATCCTTCTTTTGACTTTTCTTTAATAACTGGGTTTAATAAGAATAATTCTACATCACCAAATTGAATCAAACAAGCTCTTGCTTTAATTCCTAATTGTGTTGCAGAAATACCCAAACCAGGGTTTTGTTTTAATCCTTCTGCAAGTGTTGCATGTAATGTATCCGATTCGATTGCAGTAAATTCACCTTTTAATACAGGTGTTTTAAGATACTCTCTAAATTCTTTGGATTCTAATCCTAATTGATTTTTGTCTACTATTAATTTCATTTTTTATTTTTTAAGTCCGTATTTTATAAATTTATACCAAATTCTCTCATGTAGGTAATATTGAACGGGTTTGTATACTAATTCTGCAACACCAAATGCTGCTCCTACTTTTATATCACCACTTACCCACCACATTATACCAAATCCAATTAAAGTTGATATAACACGATATGAAATGGTTTTAGCTATGTGTCGTTTCCTCTCTACTATCATCTTTTTCAATATTATAAACGATTACATCACCATTTGAGTCAATATATTTTTGTCTAATTGCAGTTCCACTAATTTGTTCAATTTCTTTTGGTGGTTCGTGATAAATTACTTCATATCCAACTGCTCTACCATAATTTACACTTTCAATATCTGGAATAATACTCAACATGATTTTATCCCAATTATTTGTAAAAAATGGTTCTTGTTGTAATTCTTGTAATACTTGCTGTGCTGATTTTGGATTATTTTCATCCACTTCAACATTTCTAATTGCAACCCAACAATTCTTTCCTTTTTCTAATTGTTGATTGATTAACCACTCATGTCCTTTGTGCCAAGTTTGCCATCTTCCGATGAACATTGCGTATTTTTTCATTATATAAAATTTAATATTGCTAAATCTTTTGCTTTTGCTTCTATTTCTATGTCAATATCTACACCATATGTATTTGGTAAAGTATTAATATAGTCCGAATGTGCTTGTGGTTTTAATTTAATATTATTTTCATGTAAGGCCTTTGATTCGGAATAATGAGTTAATTGAATAATCCCAGACGGCCAAGTTGTAGATGCTAATTTAAGTGCAGCACTTTCTGACAAGTCACCTGTACAAAATTGGTGGTGATGATAGTCAAATACAATGGGGATACCAGTTTTTTTATGAATATACATCAAATCTTTAACCGAATACATAGATGCTTTGTCATCATTCTCCAATGTAAGACGGGTTTTAACCGATTCTGACAACCTTTGGAAGTTTTTGATAAATCTATCCATTGCGGATACTTTATCTCCGTAAACACCATTACAATGAATATTAATAACATTGTAAGGAGTTTTAGATAAACCCATTGCATCCATAATACGACCATGTACTTCTAAATCTTTAATTGTATTCTCCACAACCGATTCTTTTGGAGAAACTAATACATTGAATGGTCCCGGATGGAATGTGAGTCTTTGATTATATTGAAACGCCTTATCACCACATCTTTTAAGTATAGCAGATATTTCTTTCCAATCTTTAAGTTGTGTAAATTCATATTCGGTAGCCCATGGAAACATATCACTACTCATTCGGTATAGTTTAATACCATTTTCTTCATTCCAATCAATAATTCTTTCTAAATCTGCGACATTCTGCAATACTAAATCCGATACATAATCTAAACCCTTTGTAGTAAAGGTTTTTTTGACCATTGTACGATTTGTAGTGATTTTTTTACCTAATGAAAGGTTTATACATGCATATCCTATATTCATATAACTAATATACGAAAATAATTCTAAATTACCAAATTTTAGTAAGTCTTAATGTTTTCTTCCTCATTTCTGAGTTTATTCAATTCTCTAACTGAACCATTTTTTGTATTTATCCAATACTGAACTGCTTTGGAATTATTTATCCATAATTTTTTATTATTCCAAGGAAAATCCGGATGCATGTAGTCTTCCCATTTTAAATTTAAGGGAGAATCAGTTTCATTTTCATTATTTGAGTCACTAACATCCACACCATCATCAACCACAATAAACTCATCTTCTTTTTTCTCGTTAATCTCATTTTTTTCGTTTTCGTTAACAATATCATCACCATAAACCTCATATAAACCCAATTTTTCATCATTTTGCATGATTTCAACTATATGTTCTTTTTGTTTTTTCTTTTTATCCAAAATTAATCCGTTAAATGCAATAATTAATGCAACTGCCAATGGGTCAAACACTATTACAATCAAAAATATGAAGAATTTTACAACATTTTTCAATTCCATACCAAAAGCTTCTGCAATAAATCGAAATCCACCCACTTCTTTTTCTAAATCTAAATTTGAAACCTTAATTTTATTGATTTCTTCGTTATTTTTAGCATTTTCCGTTTGCAAAATCTCAATTTTTTTGTTAATTTGTGCAGTTTGTTTGTCTTTATTATCAATTGAACGTAAAAGACGAGAATTTACCTTGCCTTTGTCTAAAATTTGTGATTGTGTTGAAGATAATTGACCTAATTGAGTATTAAGTTGGTTAATTTGTGCCGTATTTTGGTCAATTTTTGTTGTATATACCAAAACTTCTCTATCTACCTGTTGTAATTGTAGTGATTGTGCCTGAAATGCGTTTGAGAGATATCCGAATATACCGGCCGAAGTAATTAACATCAATAATGCAACCGCAGAAGTCAAATACCACTTATTAAATCCCTTTATAGTATCCCATTCTTGTTTTAAATAAGTTGCTGCAACTAATTTTGCAAACTCCAATGCAGCTGCCATTACCATCACAGATATAGCTGCTCCACTAAATAAAACACCCAAACCCGTTACGGAGAAGTAAGCTGCACATCCGGCAATAATTAGTGCAGAAAATCCGACTAAATATTTAAGCCAATTCATTTATCGATTGATTCTAGTTAATTCGGCAACACGCTCTACTATTTTTCTAGCGTCTTCCAATGTTGTATGAGCCTCAGATGGTGACATATGCTGTGCACCACTAATCCCGTTTTGTAAAATCCTTAACTTTCCGTCTAAAGATTCTAATAACATTTCTATTTTTTCATTGTATATCATAGTAATAAGTATTTATTTGTAATAAAAAAGGTAGAAGTGTTTAATCTCCTACCTTTTCAATATACGAAAAATAACTGAATTAACCAACTTTCGGGGTTAATTTTTTTGGTTTGGACTCTTCTTTTCTTTCAATAGTAATTAAGAGAATACCATTTTTAATTTCAGCTTTTGCTTTTCTACCATCGAAGTTTTTACCTACGGTAACTCTTTCTTCAATGTCTGAAATTAATTGATTGAAAGGATTTTCTTTGTCCTCTTGTGTTTTTTTAGCTTTGATTTCAATTTTGTCCTCAAAGCAATTGATTTCAATATCTTTCGGGTCATGTCCTATTACGGATAACGCCAATGTTGCAGCATCTTCTTTAATGTCTACTGCGAATTTTGAAGGAACATATGTTGTTGTTTTTGGTACATCAACTCTAAAAATTTCTTCCATCAATTTGTCAAATTCAATCATGTACATAATATAAATGTTTTTAGTTAATAATACTCTATATAGTTCAATTACTATACCAAATTATTTTTATTGACAAAATGTCATTACATTATGTTATCTTGTCTTTCAATGATTGTAGACATATGGTCTGCCCAATGCATAATAAATTGTAACTTATAAACTAATTGTTTCTTTAAGTCGTGACCTGCTAAATACTTTTGATTATCTTCATCATACATACCATCCGTAAGTTTGATTGCAAAATATTCTTTCTCATTATACTGAATACCATAATCATTCAAAGTAAAGAAAGTTCTATCAGTTAATGTCATATATGGAATATTCTCATTACGAACAAACAAAGTTCCGTATTTCTTTTGAGACCATTCTTCTTGATTAGGTAAATAATGTAATTCACCTTTAACACCCAATTTTCCTAAATCGTGATGTAGACAACTAAATACCAATTCTTCTTCGGTGAAATCTATTTCTCCACCTTGCATTACGAACAGGTCTCTCATTTTGAGAGCATTCTTTGTTACATTAAAAATGTGGTCAATATATCCACCAATATATGCGTTATGATAGTGTTTTGAGCCTGATGCGGCTGATAGTGTAAGATTAACACCCAATTCTTCTTCGGAATACATATGGAGTAATTTCTCCAATCTTTCTCCTTTAAAATATTTTTTAATTACTGCGATAAATCTATCGTAATTTGCTTTTAAGTCTTGTTCTGTCTTTTGTTTCATTTTTTAGAGTTTAATTGTTTATAATACTCCAATATACGACAAATAATTGACATTACCAAATTTATAACAATGATTTTTGATTATTGACATTGGTTTTTAAAATATTAAATAAATTTGATATATCATTGGTTTTAAACATATGTTTGTAGTTATGAATTAATATATCTTGCATTTCTTGTTTGATAGAAAAACATTTATCCATATCCCATTCTGCAATTTTTTCTAAAATACAAATTATTTTTTTAAACCTATCATTGATATCCAGTTCTTCATCATAACTCTCATCCCACCATTTATCAAAGGTTTTATAACCCAATTGTTTTAATGTTTTTAAAGAATGTGGATTTCCAAATATAATAAATGGTTGACAAAGATAAATTGGTTTATATGTTTTTTCTGATAAAAATATTGAATCGTCATCAAATAGTGTTTCCGTAATTATATTTAAAAAACAATCTAGATGGGCCTGAATATTTAAACTTGCCCCTGCTCCCAATTTACGACTTTCCCAATTTGGAATATCATAATAATAATTTTTTTCACCACTTCTTAATGTTGTGATGGATTTCCCTATTAATTTTTCATTTTGATTTAACTCATCAAACATCAGCATTCTATTAAATCTAGGAATACCATTGAAACATAAAAAATGTAATGTATTGATATTATTTAAAAATCTATTATAGTTGTTTTGATAATTTTTTAAATCAATCTTATCTAATTTAGACATTGATAAAAAATTAATATGATTACCAAAATAATTGTATTGTATCAATGTAAAATTACAATTGTCAAATTCAATTAAATTTGAAGTAATTAAAATCACATCATCTTTCTCAAATGAATATCTTTGACATAAATTATCAATCCAATTGATATTATTAAAATATCCCTCTAACACATAAACGAATACAATCCTGCATTTTTTATTTTGCACTGCATTGATTACTTCTTTGTTTATTTCAATTGTAGTATAGTTTTCGAAAAGTTTATTATCAAATAATATAATTGGATAAATAAAATTAATACCATTATCTACATAGTATTTTATCGAATTACTTTTAAAATTTCCCAATTCATTTCCTAATAAGGATGCTATATTTGTCTTTGCCGATTTATTCCAATCTGGCTCTATATTGTAATTATATAAATTTGGTTTTGCAAGACTATCATAACCAACATTTATCAATATGTTTTGCATTACATTTTTTTATATCCAATGGTTTCGACTAAATCAAATACTACTTTATTCCAATCTTCAATTTCGACTTTGATAGTTTTATAATTTTTTAACATAATGCCACTTACTTTATTATAAAACCATTTAGGTGCAGTTTTTGGCCTATCTATTTTTTTAGTAACATACAAATTATATCCAAAGCAAGTATCTTTATCCAATTCTTTAAACCATACATATCCGATTACTCTATTGTTAATATACAATAAAAACAAATTATCACCAGTTTGTATTCTATTTATAGCATCATCTATTGTAAACATTTCATTCCACTTATATTCTTCATTAAAATAATTTATTAGGAGTTGTAATGAATCTTTATATGTTTCTGACCACATTTTATTATAGATGTGTATAATGTGTAAATCAGCTTCTTCGATATAATCTTCTTTATTTAATTGATAATATTTCATTTAGATAATAGTTTTCCTTTTCAATTATTTTATTTAATCTATTCAAATCATTTTCAGATAACATATTAAAGACTTCTTCTTTTGTTGGTACATCATTGTATTCTTTGGAAAAATCAAAATTGGATGGGTCATAACTTATATTTTCATCATCGAAAATACTTTTTAAATTATCCAGTTTGATAAAAATAAAATTTGGTTTTTTGAAGTGTATTTTTTCCCAAAGTTTTGGAATAAAATGTCCGCCATAAATTGTTAATTTTTTAAACAATTCATTTATGTTTTTATATTTGTCAAAATCTATTGTAGATTTTTTTAACTTTAAATTACCAACATCCGAATTTGGAATTGCAGTATGGTTAAACCAAAGATATTCTGTATATAAACCAGATTTAAAATGTTGCAAAACATCTCTATAAATAAAAAATGTTTTTTCTTTTAATGTTTTATTAAACAATTCTTCGTATTTGATTTCTTCAATATCGTTTGGATTTGTATTTTTTTCCAACCAACGTGTTCCACATTTTAAAGGTGCAATCACATCAAACTTATCCGTATATGAAAATTTTTTTACTATCATAAAATTTTATTCATTATTAATTCGTTTTATATATTCAATGGATAACTCCTTTTGAATATTATAAGTATAATGTATATCTTCTTCGTTTTTCCATTCTTTATATTTCAACCATTGATAATAGTTTGGTTTAAAATCTAATTCGTTTGGTAAATGAAAATCATATTGTGTTTTATTGAAAACTTTATTGCCATAATATAGATTATCTTTTTTGATAAAAACATGATAAACTCTTACACCTTTTTTTTGTAAATTATTTAATACTTTGGATATAGATGTAAATAATTTTATATTGTAATCGTAATTATATTTTATAAAATAATCAAGTATTGCTGCACTATTGGTTCTTAATAAGTTTAAACCCTCTGCTGTTATTATATTTTGATTATCATCTAATAGAGTATTTGTAGACTTCAAATCACCCATCTCATTTACCATTAACCCTCTGGCCAAAAAACTAAAATTTATTAACACAATGTCACCAGAATTTATATTATCATAACAATCTAAAATTTTATGAAATATTTGCTCATTAGATATTCCTGTTTCACCTTGATTTATATAACACATATTAAAATGTTCGGCAATGTGTGCACCAAAGTTTTTTGATTTTTTAACTACTGCAAATGAATCACCAAAATGATATAATGTATTGGTTTTCATTACAATAGTTTTTTGGAAATTTCTTTTCTTAATTCGCCGGATATTGATAGTCCATCGGTTTGCAATAAGTCTAAAAAAGAATTAGTATTATTTATTAAATTCATTAATTTTTCATTACATTCATTGGCCCACTCTTTACACAATTTATAATTATTTTCAAAATCATCCATAAATGTTTCAACGAATTTTATAAATAATTCTGGTTTATTTTTATATTGCAATGAATGTTTATAAAATGGATGTTCTCTAACATTTAGGATTTTATGTACCATCTCCAATGGATATGGGTGTAACGAAATAAATGGTACACCTGCCAGTATTAATCCATATGTTTTTTCTGAAAGATATCCTGATGTTAAATTACCGGCCCAATCCCAAGTTTCGGATAATATGTGCATTTTGGCCATCGGTAAAATACGCATTAAATAATCTAAATAATGTTCAACATTTTCTACAACTGTTAAATCATCAAAGTTATCACCATTTGTTATATTAAAATTTATATTTTCAACTTTTTTTAATGAATCACCATATCTTTTATATTCGGTATTTATACAATTATCTACTCTTGACAGAAAAATTTTTGGGTTGTTCAATTCAACCAATTTTAACATATAATCTTTCCTATGTCTTTTATGATATCGAATTGAAAAACATAAATCGTATGGTTGATTTAATTTTTCAAAAATATTTTTAAACTCATAATACCATCGAATTGAAAGTAATTCATTCCATTGGTGTATTGTATTAGTTAATGTAAAATTACTATTAGGATATTTTAGTTTTATCTTATCATCTATAAAAATGTTATCATCAATTAAATAATGATTTTTTAATCTTTCTATTTGTGTTTCTAAATCCAATACACTCAAATAGTTTATTCCATCATATTTTATGTATGATTTTTCTGTTCTTAAAATAAAAATAAACCAGTTGGATTTATCGGATAGTGTATCGGCAATCCATTTCATTATTGGTATATCATTAACACCAAATTCAGCCCCATGTGCACCTCTATGAGCAGTTACTCCTGTTACTTTGTTAATAAAATTTATATTAGAGAATTTTTCATCTCTGTCATATTGATATAGAATAGACATAAAATCTATAATATGATATCCATCATCGTTATCATTTAATATTGGGTCAAATATTACTTCAATATCTAAATTATTATATTTGCAAAAAATACTACCTACGGAATTATTTAATCTATATACTCTGTTAGTTGTATTATGTAAGACTTTATAAAATAACGATTTGGTATGATAATGGTGTATGTAGATTTTATTTTTAATAACCATTTATATTATTGTTTTACCTTGCTTTTGTGTTTGACTATAAAGTAAATCATCAATTTCTTTCCATTTTTTTAATGGACACTCATTATAAGTCTTTGAGAATATTTTTTTATTCAATGGACATCCACAATCATTACAAAATGGTTCACCAGTTACCGGTCTTTTTTCTCTAAATTCATCACATTGAATACAAATATTCCACCTGCCCTGTGCCAATACCTTTTGTGATTCACTTGGGTTTTTTGCAATTACCCACGCTTCGGCTATATCAATAATTTTAGATGGGTCTTTTACCAATCCACTTATTATTTTTTTTAAACCTAAATTCATAACTTTTTAAAATCAAAATTAAGTATGCTTTGTTCTAACTGCTGTAAGAAATTTGTCAACTGCTAATTTAATTATGTTTTTTTCACTAACATTATTGAGTTTGACAATCTTTTGAGTTATCGATACTTTGTTCGGGTATTTTATACCTTTATTATTTTCGGTAGCCATTTTTTTATATTTTTGTTAATTCTAAATTTAGTTTAGTGTAATTTACTTCAAAAAATCCATCTTCTCTTAAATTAAGACAATCTTCATATTCTGTACCTAATAAATCTTGTGCCAATATACCTTGCCATTTTCCACTATAATCGTCATTAAAATTTTCTTGTTGGGCAGAAACAAAATCATCATTAAACTCAAATGTATATATTCTTAATCCACGTGGTAATGTATGAGAGTATTTTATATTTTTCTTTAAATTCATATCCGATGGTTTGTTTCCATTACAATATGCATACCCAGTGGATGAACCGTAGTACCAATATCCATATATTTCATATGTGTAACAAGAACCGGCCGACCCATAAATGCCACCAACTCTAATACATCCACTACATCCATAAAATGTGTCGTTTCCGGAGTTGCAGTCGTAACCCCTTGTAATACATGTGGAACAATCGTGGTTTTGACAATCATAATCATAGTTATGGGTTAAAATTGCATATTTTGATTGATTTTCCGTTTCTTCTAATGATAAAAACAAATCAGATTGTTCTATGTTAATTCTATACGCATTTAGTGATTCTATTGAATATTCTATATTTTGAATTATTTTTGATTCAATTGTATTTTCTTCATTGTTTATTAACAATAATGTATCACCAATTTTTAAATTTTCATAATTTACTTGTACTATATTTGTTTCAATTGATGTTTCATTTTCAACCTCAACAACTTTAAAAATTCTACCATGTGGTACATCTGAAAATTTAGAACCATTATCAAATTCAATAGAAATTATTTTTCCAAAATATTCAAATGTATCTTTTTCAACAACTACGGAAGATGTTACTATGAAATTTTGAGTGATATCGGAATAACTACCTGACCATCCTGTTGAATCGACGAATGGTATTTCATTGGTAAATTGAATAGACTTCACCGAATCGTTTATGTTTAATGAATTTGCTGTTTTAACTGAATCATCTGACATTACTATTCTAGTAGTTTCGTCTGCATCCAATTTAATAGATATTTCATTTGTTCCATTTAAAAATTTACTAACATATCTTGGTCTATCCCATATTTGAACTTTATTATTATCATCGAAATCACAACTATCTACGATTGGTAAAATGTTTGTTTTTTGATAAGAATATAAGTTTAAAGAATCCAATTGATTGTAAACTAAATCAACACTCCTATAATGGAATGTTTTGTTTTGAATTAATTCTTCGGTATTATAGACATATTCTTGTATGTATTCGTCTATTTCTAATGAAGTTTTTAATGTATCTAATTCTTCAATTGAATTTACTTTAAATAATTTAGGATATACCTTATTATCGGTTGGAGTAATTCTCTTCTTAATGCAGTAGTTTGGATGATTTCCATTGTCTCTTAATGTTTCACCTATATTATCAATACCAAATTCAGAATCATTTATATAACATTTGGGTATGGATGTTTCATCCACGTCGTGCATCAACTTTAAAAATTCCCAATTATCTCTAGCGTATACATCATCTATTAATGCAGTAGTATCATATGATAAACGAATAATTAATTTAGAATCAGAATCCTCTAAATACGGGATGGTTACCGAACCTTCGTCTAATTTATGTAATGTGTAAGAAATTTCATTTGGTACACAAATTGACATTGATAAAAATTCTCCGAAAGAAACTCTGGGACTATCATTTGGAGATTCAAGTACATCTGTTATATTTAAATTTGCACTACTTGCTATTAAATGAATTTCTGTAAAAGAATTATCTAATACAAAATCGGTAAAGGAAGTCACATCAATATACTCATTTGCACTTACATCTAATCCTATATTTGTATTGGTTTCTATTGCTTTGAAAGAACCATCTGTGTCTTTTACGAAATCTGTTCCTATGATTACTGCTCTCATATTGTGTTTTATGTTTGTCTATAAATATAATCTAATTATGTTTTAACTCAATCGATATATAAATAATTATTGAATTTTACAAATAAAAGAATTTGCGGTGGGGGTTGGGGGCCCGTCGTTTTTTAAAGAAAATTTTTGTATCTTCTATTGATAGTATACCTTTATTTGTGTCTCCAATCCCTTCTTTTCTTGCTCACATACCAAAACGGAAACTTACACACCCAATACACCAACATAAGACAGGCGGTCAGGAAAATGACAGGAATCAATAGAATAGCAGTGATGATATCCTTTATAGATTTAATGGGTAAGTACATTTCCGTAAATTGATGTGTAAATACCTACCAACCCTACTATTAACCAAAATACGTTTAATAATATGTAAGGTCTATTTTTTCTTTGTATTGCGCACCATGTCAATAATGCGGCATCTATTGTATTAATAGACCACATAGTTAAAAATGGAGTGTCTTTTCCCATAATGGATAACATACCAAAAGAAAAGATTCGCATAGCGACTCCAAATCCTTCCAGTAACTCTAACCATTTTTCTTCTTTGGTTTCTTTCATTGTATAACTTTAAAATAGATATAGATTTGAGAAAATTAATTAAACTTTATCTACACTATCACCCCTTCCTTGATAGGCATATCCAGTAGGGGTTTCGGTAGGAACATTTTGTAATGCCCATATAACAAATCCATTATCCAATGTTTTAAATTTGTATCCATTAAATGTTTCACCTTCTCTTATAATACCCTTTCTTTTATCGGCCTTATCATATGAATTGAAGTTTTTTACATTTGCGGTAGGATAAATACCCATACCATTTTTGTCTCCGTCTCTTTTTCTTCTTAATCTCCAATTTTCAATTGTTGGTAAGTTTGTAGGAGGGACAATAGGTGGTTGGTTTGCTAATGCGGCATCGTCGGCAACTATTTGTATAGGTGTAGGTTCAATAGCAATTAATTCAGTTGTGGTAGTCTTACTACTATGATTAGTATCTGCATCATCTACATCTGATTGTGCTACCTTATCTTCTATAAGAACCCCATATGTATTAGGAGTAGGTATAATCCCTTTAAAGAATGTATCCTGAATTATGTTGAAATCTCTTCTTAATAACTTTAATTGGTTATCTAACTCTATAATGAAGGTTTGTAGTTTCTTCGGGTCAAAAATGGTCTTTTGTTGGTCGGTAACAGTTCTAATAGGTTTAATCGTATAATGTGGATTGATTCCTTTATCTACCATTTTAAAGTAGTCTACCACTTCTAACTTATCCGAAGGCCTGCTACTCTCCTTATCTAATGTATAATTGATTTGGTCTAATAATTTTTTAGGTATGCCATCTACCAAAGTATTTTCATCATTTGTGTATTGTACTGATATTACACCTGATTGTCTATTCATAAACTCTCTTTGTTCTATTGCAGTATTTAGTGCGGTAATGTCCAATTCAATCATCTTAATTGTCTTACCTATCGTAACTTCTTTATCTTTCACCTTTATCTTACCATTCTCTATAATATCATAGTGTGGGTTATTGGAATCTTTTATCATATTAAGCGTTTCCAAAGAACATAAGTAATCCTCACCTACTTTTACCACCAAACCATTACTTTTAATAATTGGTTTAAGATTTTGCAGGGGTACTCCGATTGGTAAGTATATAGGTTCAACTCTGGTAGATGCAGAAATAACCCAGTTAGTTCCTTGCTTTGAGTATCTATTCGGATTCTGTATTAATTTCTTCATTATCAAGTAATTGTTGGAATGCTCTACGATATATAGTTAATAACTTTAATCTTTTGTTTCCTTTTTGTTTTATTTTAAATATCTCTCTTTGTAATTCTTGGTATAACTCTAAATCAATTGCGTCACATATTATACCATTAATAATCAAATCGTCTTTTGTTTCTTTATATAACTCTATTCCATCCTCCTGAATAGTTTCTTTCTTTGTCTTATACCCAATGATATGTGCTACACCTACTGATGTACCAAACTCATCTGCCATTTCTTCATAGACGTGTTCTCTAATCATTTGTTAAGTTTGTATCATACATAAATATGTTAAATAAAAAAACCCCCACTATGTAGTGAGGGTCTCCGTTTTTATTTCTTTAAGAACTTCTTACCGAAATTAACCAAGTGTGGTACAACAAAGTACCCAACTATTCCACCCACTAAAAAGTGTAGGTTGAATACGAAATCTAATACTGCCATTTTCGTTTTGTTTAAGTTAGAAAATAAGTCAACCTATTCCGATATCGTAGTAATAAATATCAGTTAGGTAAATTAAAAACACTTAAATCCCCTTTGTGTATATCATATACCATGTCAAAATTGCGTCTATACACAAAAAAATTGGTCCCCGGTATTCGCACGTATCCGACCCGCTTTTAAAAAGCGTGCTTTCATCGAGCTACACGAAACTCGACGAACTCAATCCGACACCAATGCGCCGGCATGAGAGAGCACAAAGAACCCGATAGCTCTTTTATCTGCTATCGGGTCATCCTATGATTAGGAGCTCTTTGTAATTAAAAAAAATAAACGAATATATGAATCAAACAAACCATATCGTAATTAAAACATACGTGCTACCCACTTCGGATAGTTTGTATATTGTTGCATGAGTTCAGTAGCACGGAAATCTTTCACTTCTACTCTACTACCTATTCTCATATCACTACACCACTTTTGAAATTCTGCATCTGCCATAATACTGGCTCTCTCACTCTCTATACTATTATACCTCTCTATGTCTATACTATGTATACTATGTACTATACTACTATTACTCATAACTTAACTGAATTTATTTTTATTAAGATTGTCCGATTATGCTTTTGCTTTTGGTG